TTGTATAATGCCAGGTGGCAAAGGAATTCCGGTATCAACAACCCCACCGCCGGGTATAAAAGGTATTTTAGCGACAAATGTCTGTACGCCATATTCGAGCGTCGCGTCATTTGTTAATGTATTAGATCTATCTTGATTGCTTAATCTAGGAATATTCGAAAAATGCCCCATATAACTACCTATTCCTCAATGAAAGCTTCGGCGAGTTCTGTTGCCAAAATTTGAAAAAATATGTCAACATTCGCTGTCACATCATTAGATACGGTAAAAGAAAGACTGGACAATGGTGGGACTGGGTCGGTAGTTAAAACTAATGTCCCTACAGTAAACTCATTTGTATCATCTTGATCAGGGAATAATACATTTGCCATCGTATTACCTACCGTTTCACCGTCTTCTATATACCGAAGACTTAGCGCATTCCCGGCTCCGGTTTTTTGCGGTATGGTATTTGTAAGCATCGCTATAGTAAGCAGTACCCCACCTGCAGGTAATTCTAAATTAAGAGGTATATCTGTGTTTGCGGCAGGCTGAACCATATCTATATTTAAAGTATATGTTTCAATACCATAATCTTCATCCGATTGATTATTAACAGTGCCTGTTCTATCTAAAAGAGCTAGACGAGGTATGTGTGTAAATTTATACGGCATTGCGGCACCTTATATTTAAGTACCGCTTGCGAAACAACAGCGTGGATCAGTGACACCGTATGATTTATAGAACATACCTTTATGACGGTAATTAGATGTACCAAAATCGTTATCCGTATCAAAAACATATCCCATACGATCAAACTCTTTAAAGCCATCATCAACGTCCGTCTTGATAAACCAGTCGGTAGAGGATGTAAAACGATGATTGACGTGATAGCCGCCGGGGAAAATCTGAGCTACCGGGTTGACTGCATTGTTAGCAGTACCAGGCTCAAAACGTGAGGCTAAAATACGGTCAGCGACGAAGCGTAATTGACGCGGTATGTGCAAAGAAACACCTTTAGCGTCGATCAATAATCCCGCGCCATCGCGGTAGTCTTCAATCTCAATCAATGCATCTTCCACCGCTGCCTGGCTTAATGCAGTAAAGGCTGAAAAACGATTAGAAAAAGTACCCCCTTTACCCAATACATGCGCTGTAGAGAATAAGGGCTGACCATCACCAATAGTATCTGTGTAACCGTTATTGATGATATCTGCGGCAATTTGCTCATCTGTTTGTTCAAGTGAACGACGAAGCATGGTACCGGCTTTCACAATCAAATCACGGTACAAGTTATTCATTTGAGCTTCCATTGTGATAATGGTACCCAAAGCAAATACACTGTGAATGTACGTGGTTGCGAAATCCTGTTTCTCACCGTCATAGCTGATTGACGTACCTTCAGGTTTCAGATTCGCAAATCCGGTACCTGAGATAGAAACATCAAGCTCGTAAGCTTTGTCAGAGTTGTACGACATAAAAATCGCGTTTTTCTCCATAGGATAGTCTGTGTAACTATCAGGGGCAGTCGCAATTGCGTTGATGCCCTCTTGAAGTAATCGGGCTTCTGAGCCCTGTGTAACGATACCAACTGGATTAGCCATTTAAATAGTTACTCCTGAATCATCTGCTGATCCATTTAATGAGACGACCAATATACCGTATTGCTCCGGTAAATTACCTTGTTGTGCTTGAAGATAGTGTATACGCATGGGTAAAGTACCTGTCACTACAGGCGCTGACGTCAACTGTGCTTGTGAGGTACCTATACTATCTGCTGGTGCCATAGTCCAATTGCTATTTTTACCTATATCATCTGTGTCAAGATTGACGTAGTTGGATTGAACGGCAAATAGAACATTAGACCCATAGGCAATGGTGCCTTTTCGAGTGCCACTTGCAAAAGAATTATTTTCAGTTAACGACCCCTCATCCTCAAAATCGGGCGTAATACTGGTGATAACACCCACTTGAGGAGTAGCAGCAGCAACATCAACTACCTCTCCACTGGGAAAGGTTTGCACATTTTTGAATACACCGGTTGAATCACTGCCAATAATTACAAAGACAGGATCACCTACTGAAGCACCATTAGCGCCTGCAGTTATGTTTACGTTACGAAGTTTGGCGTGATAATCTGATCCGTCAGTCGTACCAACAGGTACAAAGCCAAAGGGTGAATCGACATTAGCCATGAATAGCCACCTCTATAAGAAATAAATTATTAACTATTTATCCTTAAAGCGGCCACCCTTGGGCGTTTCTAAGATCTGTAGAATACATTTATACCAAATTTAAACAATAGGTGCAAATTACCCTTTTTGTACTTCTTGATCAAAACCGCGTGTACCGACTAAATTATTAGCCGCATAAGTCTGAATAGAATTGCCGCTGGGCAATACATCACTGCTACTTTCAATGCCACCAACACCCAATCCCATTGCTTCACGTATCTCGTTTTGACGGTCTTTTAGTGGTTGGATCTTCACCGCATGATATTCATCACGATCCATTTTTAACAAATACACATAAAAAGGTCTACCGCTCTCATCCGCACCACCATGGACTTTGACATACTCATTAGCGCCGTGATCATTTAAGCCAGGATATATTTTACCGTGAAGCGTTTGTTGTTCAACCGGCGCTGCACCTATAGCTAACCATTTCTGTACCTCGCCATCTAAATCATTTATCCACATAAATTGCTTATCAGGTTCAGCTTCTTCATACAGACTAGCATCAAGTCGTTTTTGTCGGCCAATAGCCATACGTTGTCGTTGTCGTATATCAAGTGATTTTGCTGTTGCATTCGTTGGCTGGGGCGGCGCGTCAACTTCTGAAACCTCACTTTGACTCTTAGAACGCGGTGGTGCGCGTTTATTTCTAAGCTTGGCGTTGCCTATAGGATTGTCTATCATACTTTATTGCTCCGACATATTAATGGCAAAGCGCTCGGCGGCAGCTTTTCCACTGGTTTTTAGAATAACGTCATACATTTCATTGACAACGTTTGTATCACGTTTATTAATTCTTTCTATTTTTACACTTTTTAATCTGCTTTTAGGATCAACTTCTTGAGTGGCCGACCGTTTCTTTCCTTTCGGTGTGGTTTGTTTTTGCCGCATTTTTCTAGGACTTTTAAATAATTCAGGGTTAAGCGCTTTTGCCTTTTCATAGGCTAGTTTCATTGTTTTAGCGACTTGAGAATCCGTTAGGCTACTCCCCTCTATATCAGAGGTTAAATCATTAACAAGTTTAGATTGAAAAGAAACCATATCGTCATAAAACTCAACATTAAAACGGGCGTTATTTTTATCTACAATAGGGTTATTAGTCATGAATTCAGCAATAAGAGGGTGTTGTTTTACAGGTTCTACTGCTTTTTCGGGTATGTTATCCAAATTAGTGATTCTATCTTGGATAGCTAACGCACCCTCTATATCATTATTTTCTTTCGCGTCATTTAACTTACCTTGCAACTCTAAGCGCATCGTATTAATTTGATCTTGTTTCCATGCATCCATTCCTGAAACAACATCTTTCATAGAGTCTTTTAAATTTGCGATATCATTATGGTGTTGCTTCTTACGGTTGAAATCTTCAGAATACGCATCTTCACCCCTGAATTTTTTAGGGTCGCCTCCTTCAGCTATCCACTCTTCAAAACTTTTAAACCCCGGCGGCTTATCTGGATCATCGACAATTTCCTCTTCCTCGACAATTTCCTCTTCCTCGACGATTTCCTCTTCCTCGACGATTTCCTCATCGACGATTTCTTCATCGACAATTTCTTCATCCTTTTTAACGTGAATAGGTTCATCCCCTGGTTGCATATGTGGCCATTGTTTTTCTAAATTTTCTACCGCTTCAGGTATCTTATTCATTGCATGCTCCTATTTTTCCCATTAGATCTTCATCATTTAACATTTTAAAATATTGACCGGAACTTGGCGGAAATTCAATATCGTGTCCCGCGTACCGATGAAATACAACAACATCACCTTCAGCAGCCCAGGCAACGCCATCACGGAGACGTTTGAAAGCTTCGGGACCCACACCCACCAATATACCTACATCAGAACCTTTATCTTCCCGCGCTTTTTGTTCCACTGTTTTCGTAACAAATTCTTCACCTAAATCGTCAGCTATCTCTTTTAATGTTGGAAATTGCTCCAATTCTGCACCTTCCATACCTATTCTAGATTCTAACGGTAAAACAATAATGCGATATCCTATGGCTTTCATACTACCATTTGCCAATACCTTGTAAGCCTTTTGTTTTACACTTTCAGTGATCTCCATTTTTTTCTTCCTTAGGCGGTATTAAACCACCAAATGATTCTATAAAATCTGCAAACTCTCCCGTATGTTTCACGGCAAATTGTTGACCCGTCTTATGGACGACCGTTTTAATAAACGCCTCATTCGGATTAGCCAATACTTGTTCAATCGCACTGTCTATATCGTTAACCAGGTCTTTATAATAAAGATCAAGACAAGCGAGATAGGTTTGTGTTACCCGGTGTTCAAG